GGCCCCGGTGCAGGTGACCGCCTGGGGGTTCGCCCACGGGACCGGGCTCCCGGAGATCGACTACTTCTTTGCGGACCCCGTCGCCGTGCCGGCGGCCGAGCGCCCGGCCTTCTCGGAGCGCATCTACGACCTCCCCTGCGTCGTCACCTACCGACCCCCGACCGAATACCAGATCCGGGAGACGAGCCCGCTCCCGTACTGGCACAACGACTATGTTACTTTCGGCTCGTTCAGCCGCTTCGAGAAGTTGTCCGACGACTGCCTGGCGGCCTTCCGGGAGATATTGAAACAAGTCCCCAACTCGCGGCTCTACCTCAAGGACCACTCGTTCAAGCGCCCGTATTCGATCCGGCGGGTGCTGAACGCGATGGAGGGCATTGAGGCCGGGCGGGTGATCTTCGGGGGTTCCACGAGCCACCCGGAGCACCTGCTGGAGTACCAGAAGGTGGACATGATCCTCGACCCGTGGCCGCACGGCGCGGGCGTTGTCACTTTGGAGACGCTCTACTGCGGGGTGCCGATCCTGACCCGGTACGGGACCCAGCCGAGCGGGCGGACGGCGGCGAGCGTCCTGACGGTCCTCGGCCGCACGGACTGGGTCGCGAAGGACGCCGCGGAGTACGTGGCCAAGGCGGTCGAGTGGGCCGGCCGCCCGCACGACCTGGCGGCGGCCCGGAAGACGCTGCGGGCGGAACTCGTGAACTCGCCGGTCATCGCCGGGTACGCCGGGGCGGTCGAGAGCGCCTACCGGGCCATCTGGCGGGAGTATTGCGCCAAATGAGCGACGTAATCGACGTGGCGACCGGCGAGGCGGTCGGAAGATGCTGGCCGATGGCCATTGACCGCGACTGCCCGCGGTGCGGCGGCGTACACCTGGAGGCGGCGTTCCAGCCGCTCGCAAACCCGCAGGACGAATACGGCCTCTACGCCATGTGCCCGGCGACCAATCAGCCGGTACTGGCGGCGACATTCGCGGGGGCCGGCGGCAGTTGGTCGCTGACCGAGTTGCTTGACGACTGGAGGCGTTTGAAAGGTCTCTACGAGCCGGAGCCAAAGTAGTGCCGGTTTGTCTCTACATGCGGGGGGAGCCGGGGACCGGGAAGAACACTTGCGCCCGGCTCCTGGAACGCGACCTCGGCTGGCCGCGTCTGTGGGTCCACCACTTCGACGCGGTCTACCGGGTCATCGGCGAATACCGGGTGCCCGACCTGACGGACAAGCTCATCCGGTCGGTGGCCGCCCACCTGATGCAGCAGAAGCGGGACTTCATGGTCGTCCGCCCGTCCCGGCAGACGTGGGGGATGGACGGGGTGGCGAATGATGCCAGACGCGAGGGGCACACGTTCGTCCCCGTGCGGCTGACGGCCGACTACGAGACCCTCGTGACCCGCGTGACCCGGCGGTGGGCCGAGTCCCCGTTCCGGCTGACGAGCAAGGAGGCCCTGGACGAGTACCTGGGCGGGCGCCAGGGGCAGCCGTTCCCCGGCGAGCACGTCATCGACACGACCGACCTGACGCCGGAGCAGGTCGCCGGGCGGGTCAAGGAACTGCTGCCATGAAAGAGGCGGACGTACCGTTTTGTGGCCTGTGGCAAGACGAAACAGGCAAATGGCACCCGCTGTCTGACGCATCACGGGAACAGCGGGCGAAGCTGTTGAAGTGCAGAAAATGCAAGTGTCTGGCGCTGGCACCGTCCGGCCGTTGCTTCTCGTGCTCGGCCGCCCAATGACCCGCGAGCCCCTGGTCGCCTTCCGTGGCCGGGCAGGGGAAGGAGTTGTGACATGGCCCCGCCATCCCTAACCCCCGACAAGGGGCTGACGACCCGCAAGCCGGCCCACGAGTGGGCGGCCACGCCGGGCTCGTTCGACAAGGACCGCCTGCGGCTGAACCAGCGGCTCGCGGCCGGGCTGGGGGCCCTGTTCGTGGCCCGGTGCCGGCGGCGGCAGCGGGCCGGCAAGTGAGGGGGATGCCGTGAAACGGATATGCGCGATTTTGGCCGCCGCTTTGACTTCGATTGTCTTTACCGCCGGCGTGACCGTCCTAGGGATACGCGACAGCAACCGGCGGTGGCAGGAAGGCTACGAGGCCGGCCGTCAAAACATCCCCGTTGAGGCGTGCCCGTATGCCGGGATGGACGGGGAGACGTGGCGGAAGGGCTGGATTCGCGGAAAGGTAGATAGGTGACCCACCACGTCCCCACCACCCCGCCGCCGGCCACCCACGACCTCAAGGCCGCCTACGCCTGGCGGGAGGGCATGGTGCCACGGGCCGACGGGACCCTGAACAACGCCCCGGCGTGGAACGGCTGGGCCCTGGTCGAAGCCTACCTGGCCGGGTACCAGGCGGCGGTGGCGGCGCTGACCCCGCCGCCGGTCACCGAGTGGGCGGGGGAGTGAGCGTGGACCACGGGCACACCATCGAGTCGCTGATCCTGTTCGAACAGCGGGTGGCCGAGGCGTTCGAAGCCGGGAAGATCCGGGCCCCGATCCACCTGTGCAGCGGCACCCAGGCCGAGCCGCTCCTGGACATCTTCCGGGAGATTCAGGCTGACGACTGGGTGTGTTCGAACTGGCGGGGACACTTTCACGCCCTGCTGAAGGGCGTCCCCGAGGACGAGGTGTTCCGGCAGATCGCGGACGGCCGGTCCATGTTCTTGGCCTCCCGGCCCCACCGGTTCGTCGCCTCGGCCATCGTCGGCGGGGTGCTGCCCATCGCGTGCGGGCTGGCCCTGGCCATCCAGCGCCGCAGGGGCCCGGAGTGGGTTAACGTGTTCGTCGGCGACATGGCCGAACGGACCGGGCTGTACCACGAGTTCGCCCAGTACGTCCGGGGCCACGACCTGCGCGTCCGGGTGTACGTCGAGGACAACGGCCTCAGCACGAACGTTCCGACGGAGGAAGTATGGGGTCGCTACTCGGGTCCGCGCCCGCTAGTCCGCCGGTACACTTACCGGCGAACCCGCCCCCACACGGGAACGGGTCGCCGGGTGACCTTCTGAGGGCGGCGATGAAGCTGCTGGCCGACGCCGGGGCCGTCTTCGTCGGCCAGGGCATCGCCTACGACGGGATTGCCACGTTCGCGGACTACGCCGACGTGCCGGCCGGGCGGAAAATCGAGTTCCCCATCTGCGAGGACCTGAACGTCGGGGCCGCCATCGGGATGGCGCTGGCCGGCCTCGAACTGCCCGTGGTCTGCATACCGCGGATCGACTTCCTCCTCCGGGCCGCCGACCAACTCGTCAACCACCTGGACAAGCTCGCCCTCATGTCCGCCGGCCAGTTCCGGCCGAAGGTTATCATCAGGACGCGGGTGGGGGCGAGGGTGCCGCTGGACGCCGGCCCGCAGCACTCCCAGGACCACTCGGAAGCCTTCCGGCTCATGCTCACCACCGTGGACGTGCGGAAGATCACCGAGCCGGGGGAGATCCTGGCGACGTACCGCGACGCGCTGGCGAGCGAGCGTAGTTCGCTGGTCGTGGAGGCCCTGTAACATGCTCCTCCTCCTCTTCCGCGGCCGGGACTCCGGGGGCGGCCCGCCCGTCGTCATTAACGTGGACAACCGCGACGGGACGGGGGCCCCGAGCCGGAACGCCACGGGGACCGGGGCGCCGAGCCGGAACGCCACGGGCGCGACGAACAAGGGCGTGAACCGGGCCGGCACGGGCCGCCCCCCGGATTGAGAGCCGCATGAAGTTCAACATCAACCACAAGGTTCGCGTCCGCCTGACCGACGCCGGGCGGAAAATTCTGGCTGACGCCCGCGACAACCTGTGCCGGTCGTACCCGAACATCAAAGGGCTGAGCCGCTACCCGTTGGCGGACGAGGATGCCGGCGGGTGGAGCCAGTGGCAGTTGTGGGATCTGATGGCGAGGTTCGGCCCGCACATGCGTCTCGGCGGCCCGATGCTGTTCGAGACAACCATCGAGATTCCAGACCCGGCCGCGTGATATCTTCGACGCATGGCCTTCTGCCAACCCCTCTACGTCGTCGCCGAGGCCAACCAGGACCTCACGGTGACCGTCACCGTCGCCGCCGACACCACGTCCTGGACGATGACGGCCACGCTCCGGGCCAACCTCGGCACGGCAGCCCTGGCAACCAAAACCGTCGGCTCGGGCATCTCCAACACGCCGGGGGCCGGGTCGTCCACGGTCGTCGTCTCGTTCTCAGCCGCGGATTTGGCGCTGGCGCCGGGCGGGTACACCTGGCAGCTGGAGCGCACCAACAGCGGCCTTGCCTACCCGATCATCGACCCGTCCACGTTCCGCATCACCGGCGGGGACGGCGACGACTACCCCCAGCTCACGAACCTCTCGGACTACCTGGCGTTCGCCGGTTACTCCGAAACCGTCTCGGACGCCGACGCCAAGGCCCTCCTCTCCTACATCTCGGCCGCGGAGACCTCCATCCGGGACTGGTGCGGGCGGAAGTTCAATTTCGATCAATACACGGAATACCCCGTGGGGACGTGGCACGAGAAGACGATGCTCCGGGAGACCCCGGTTGCGACGACCAGCATGGACATCCGGGTGGACTTCTCTCGCGGCTTCGCCTCCACCACCGCCCTGACCGCGGAGACGGACTACTTCCTCGACATCGACCACACGGGGAAGTCCCCCAACGGCATCCTGCACCGGATCGGGCGGGTCTGGGAGGGGTACCGGGTGCGGCCGGCGGGGCAGTTGAGCTACCTGAAGAAGCCCGGGCGGGGGATGATCAAGGCGACGTACTTTGGCGGATTCACCCTGGTGCCGGATGATTTGAGGGTAGCCGTCTTCCAAGTGGTGCAGCAGCGGTTGGGGGCGCGGGCCCAGGGGCACGACTTGCAGAGCGAGAGTGGACTGAATTACGCCTACAGCAAAGGCCCCTGGGATGACGAAGCAAAAAGCTTGGGCAGTGTCCAGCAAGTCATCACCCGGTACCGGCGCGGGGACGTGCTGGTGGGCTAGATCAGCCCGTAAGCCCGCAGCGCCTCGCGGATCAGGTGCCACTCCGGCAAGCCCCGCCGCTTCTCGGCCGCCTTCAACTTGGCCTTCTCCTTCTTCGTCAGGCGGACGGTGGCCGTCTCCGTGTTCTGGTCGCTCACGTCGATCTGCTCCAGCGGTCCGGCCAGTTCGGCAAGGGCCGACAAGATCTCAACAGCCGTGGCGAACCCGTTGCCGATCTTCACCCCGTTCCGCTCGGGGTCCGCCTGTACCCGCCGCTTCTCCGGCTGCTTCGGGGCCTTCTTCTGCCGCTCCTGTCGGATGAACGCCCGCTGCTCGGCCGGCGTGCGGACCTTGCTCTCGCCGAACACCTGCCCGTAATACTGTTTCGGGACCTCTCGCAGCCCAACCTCTTGCTCCCGGCCATCGACTAGGACCGTCACGCTCCCCGCGTCCAAGATCGCCTGCTGCTGCCGGATGGGCAGCCGGGCCACACAGGCAACCAATTGTCGCTTGTCCCCAATGTGCAGAACCACTTCCGGCAGGAGTTGCCGGGCCGCGATGAGGCGGAGGTAGCCAATCAGGTTGAGCTTCAGATGCGAAAGATCGTGGCCCCGACGCTCCAACTCGGCCGTGGCGGCTGCCAGCCGGAGTAGTCCGTCGGCCGTCTCCTGAAGGGCGGCCGTGAACTCTGCTTTGAGTTCGTCGTCGGTCATCGCCGACAGGTCGGGCAGGGTGATGGTTGCCGGTCGTTCGACAAGTGCCGTGGTCATTCGGACTTTCCTTTTAGGTGGGCACGGAGAACGATGAGTTCAGCTTGGAGCTTGGCAAGGGCCTTCCTGCTGCGGTAGGCGGCCCGTGTCTTTCTAACGCGCTCGCGGTTTTGCTCTCGGTAGATCGTGTCGCGCCTTTTCTTGTCCGCAAGAAGGCGATCCCTGTTGGCCCGGTAGAAGGCTTTTCGCTGTTCGCTGATCCTTTTCCGGTTGTGCTGGTTGTAGGCTTTCTTCCGCTTCTGGATGCGATCACGGTTTCGTTCGCGGTACTCTTGCTGACACTTGCGGACACGCTCCGGGTTCTTCGCGCGGTATTCTTTGTGTTGGTCAATGATGTGGCGGCGCCTGCTTTCGTAATATGCTTTGCGGGAACGGCGATAGGCATCGTTCTGGGCCAGACTCCTGTGCCTTGCCCGGTTTCGCTGCCGGATTTTCTCCCGGTTGCGATCACGGTAGGCCCTCTGCGCCAGCAGCAGGCGTCGTTTGTTCTGTTCGTAATAAGCCTTTCTCTTCTCCGCAAGAACAGCCCGGTTCCTCTCGCGGTAGGATTTGGAATAGGCTTGCTTCCGCTTTTGGATTTGCTTGCGGTTCCTCTGGTAGTAAGCCCGTTCATAGTCTCGGGCGCGCTGACGGCGTCGCTCCCGGTAGGCTTTCTTGCGAATCCGAACGCGCTCCCGCTCTTCGGGCGTCATCTTCGTGGCCATGAGCGGGACCTCCAATGGCGTTATTCTAACGCCGAGGAAAGGACGACGACACCGTGTGGGGGTAAGAGGCTAGGCCGGAACGGGCCAGCGGGGCGAGGGCGGCGCCTTTCTTTTTGCACCCACCGTTGGTGCGATTCGGATAGTACCAACGCAAGTGTATTGAAGTCAAGGGTAGTAGCGGCGAAATACTTACAGGGTAGGACCGGAGGCGCTTATGGCGGTTGCCACGATGACGTTCGGGGAGCGGCTGAAGAAGCTGCGGAAGGCGGCGGACCTGACCCAGGA